GCCCATATTGGCGTGGAGGCATTGACGTGTGAGTACGCAATCTTGCAGTGGTTGATGAGGCGCTGGTGTCCGGAACTTTGGGGTGACAAGGTGACAGTGGGCCGTTTTCGTGACGGCCTGAGTTACCGGGTCCCCGGGACACGAAAATCCGGCAATGCAGATACCACTGTGGGTAACTCCGTGCTGAATGTGGCATTTTGGGCAGTAGCGCTGACCGGCATGGACGGTTGGCGTTTAATTGTGATGGGTGACGATTCTGTTCTGGCCGTGCGCAACGAGGATGCCGTTGAAGCTTTGCGCAGGGTGAAAGCCGTGGATAGCGGTTTGGTGATAGAACCAGTCTTGAAGCGATCATGGCATGATGTGACTTTTTGCTCAAGCAGGTTCTTTCGGACGCCTTTGGGCGGGGTGTGTGCAGCGCTGAAACCTGGTAGGACTTTGGTTAAACATGGTTTCGCGCTAGATTTTGTCAGTGGCAAAAGGATGCAGGTTGCATGGGTGCAATCGGCAGTGCGGGCGCTGGTAATGGGCTATGCCTTTGTACCAGGTATGCGCGCGCTGGCTTTGAGGTTGGCCCAGGTAGTCTTCGGTGTCGCTGACTATCCCGGGTTGGCTAGATTGATGCATGGTGATCGCGTCGCTGACCACGTCCGTTACCAGTTCGACTGGGCACCAGTGATTCCGCTCATAGACGGTGCGCTGTACGATGCAACTGAGTTGTTCGTCGATTTTGCTGAGATATACGGCTGCACTGTAGATGATGTTCGCTCTCTTGAAGAATACTTCCTCTCATTACCAGATGAGTTTCCGTGGACGTTAGATCACCCGGTGATCGACCTGATGGTCGATCTCGACGTACGGTAGTCCCTTGCCGTCCGGCACAGAGGCACTGCGGTGCTAATCGTACTTGGCATGTACGAGCCGGTTCTGGCCTTGTGAGTGCTGAACTGTCGTTTAGACTCTTTTGTTTTGTTGTTTCGAGATGGTGAAATTGGTTGAGGTTGTGCGTGTGCCTCGTCGTAGGCGTCGCGCGGCTGCAGCGTCGACGGCACTGGTGCCCTATCGGGCGCCTGTCGCCGCCGCTCGTTCGAGAAATCCGATGCTGCCGCGCATGCCTAGGCGCGCGCCCCGACAGAGGGCTGTGGACTCTAAGACCCGTACATTTCGCATGACTGGGTCTGAGTTCATGGGTTCGTACTACACTGACACCAAAGGCATCCGGGGC